GTATATCTGGGGCGAAGGTTTGCAACTTGCTTCGGCTCATAGATTGACTACATCACTTGAAACATTTCGGCAGATCGTTGGACTAATTGAAGAAAACGACAAACTGGCTTCAGAGGTTAAGAAAATCCGATGGCAACATGGTGCAGAAGAATTAGAACTTAAAGGTAATCGAAGAATAGTAATCAAGGCATCCAACAACGCATCTCGTGGTATTTCAAAGCCAGAAACTATTCACCTGGATGAGTTGCGAGAATACAAAGATCAGGATGCATGGTCATCAATGCGATATACAATGATGGCTGCAAAGAATCCACAAACTTGGATTTATTCGAATGCGGGAGATCAGCATTCAGTAGTTCTCAACTCTTTACGATCCAGAGCACTAGCTGCTGCTGGAGGTGCAAACGATGATATTGGTTGGTTTGAATGGAGTGCAGAACCTAATACTCCTATCACTCTTCCGTCTGGTGAGCCGAACTGGGAAGCGTTCGCTCAAGCCAACCCCTCTTTAGGTATAACAATTCACCCTGATAACTTAAAAGCAGTTATTAACGATCCTCCAGATATTGTGCGAACGGAGGTATTGTGCCAATGGGTGGACACAATAAACTCAGTGGTAGATGCTCAGAAATGGCAATCATGTGCAATAGAACCTATTCCACTTGATCCTGAGAAAACCATGTGGATGGGATTGGACTTATCACCTGATAGAAAATTTGGTGCGTTAGTTGCTGCTCAACGATTACCAGGAGAGCGTTTTTATGTTCAGTTGCTTCATACTTGGTCTAATGACTTTTCATTAAATGATTTAGCGATTGCCAATGATGTTGCGCCTTATTATCGAAAATACCAAGTAGAAACTATTGCTTATTCAAAGAAAACGGCAGCAGCCGTCGCTACCCGATTGCAACAGGCTGGAATACCAACAACCGACATGGATGGAGCAATTTATTCAGAATCCTGCGATCGTTGGCTTGGAGCAATCAATAGTCATCGTTTACAGCATGGTAGTCAAGAAGAATTAACTCAACAAGTTCTATCAGCTGCAAGATTGCCATTTGGAGATGGTGCTTGGATTATTGGCAGAAGAGCATCAAGGGTTGCCGTATGTGCTGGGGTCGCCACAGCATTAGTTTCTTATTTTGCGACACAGCCAGAAGTCGAGGTAGATATACAATTCGGATAATTCGGACATAAGGTATAATTACTACCTAATGGGACTATTCGATCGTTTTAATACAAAATCAGAAACTCAAACAGTAGATGTTTCTGCTGCCTTGCCTTATAACATTTCACAGGCATTCGGACAAACATTCTTAACTCAACAAACTGCGACTAGAGAAGCATTCATGGCAGTGCCTTCAGCTGCTAGAGCACGCAACATTCTTTGCTCGACAGTTGCTGGTCTTCCAATGGAAGGTTATAACAAATTTACAGGTGCACATGTTGAACTTCCAGTAGTTATTAATCAACCAGATCCTCGTTTACCTGGTTCAGCCATTTATGCATGGCTTGCTGAAGATCTTTTATTACATGGCGTTGCTTATGGCATGGTCATGGACATGTATTCAGTTTCAGATGGTGGTCGTGTTCGTCAATGGACAAGAATTGCACCAAACAGAGTTATTCAAAAATTAAACGAAAGAAATACTGAAGTTATTGGTTACCAGGTTGATGGAATGGAAGTTCCAACATCAGGTATCGGATCTCTTATTGTATTTTCTGGATTAGATGAAGGCGTTCTATCGAGAGCGGGTCGCACGATCCGAGCAGCTTTAGAATTAGAAAAGGCTGCTGAACTTTATGCTAAAGAGCCAGTTCCAACAATGGTTTTAAAATCAACTGGTGCTCAATTGACCAAAGAACGAGTTACAGCATTATTAGATGCATTCAAACAATCCAGATCAACAAGAGCAACTGCATTTTTAAATGCTGATGTTAATTTAGATACTTTAGGATTTGATCCTGCTAAATTACAACTAAATGAGGCTCGTCAATATGTTGCTTTAGAAGTTGCAAGAGCATGTGGAATTCCGGCTTACTTTGTTTCAGCCGAAACTACTTCAATGACTTACTCAAATTCAATTTCGGAGCGTAAATCTCTTATTGATTTTGGTATTAAGAATTTAATTGTGCCGATTGAGCAACGCTTGAGCATGGCTGATTTCACTCCTTATGGAACTGAAGTTCGTTTCTCACTAGATGAATTCTTGCGTGGAGATGCATTACAAAGAGCGCAAGTTTATGAAATCCTAAATCGAATTGGTGCTATGAGCATCGAACAAATCCAGGAAGAGGAGGATTTAATCAAATCATGAAAATTAATTTCCCAATAACTATAACCGCAGCCGATACAAACAAGCGCACCATTTCAGGTCGCATTGTGGCATTTAATGAGGTTGGAAATACATCCGCAGGACTAACCGAGTTCTTGCCTGGATCAATCGACTTCTCAAAGCCAGTTAAATTATTACTTGAGCATGACCGCACACGCCCACTGGGCAAGTTAGTGGACATCACTGCATCAGATACGGAGATCACCGCAACCTTTAAGTTAGCGAAGACATTTGCAGCTGATGATGCTTTAGAAGAGGCAGCAACAGGACTTCGTGATGGTTTTAGTGTTGGCGTTTCAGTTGATGCGTGGGACAACAAAGGCGGAGTTATGGCAATTAGCGCATCTACTCTTCAAGAAGTTTCATTGGTATCAGATCCAGCAATCGCCTCTGCTCGTGTTGCTGAAGTAGCAGCTAGTGAAGCAGAGAAAACAGAGAATTCCGAAGCAACCGCTGCGGATGAACAACCACAGGAGGAAACAGTGTCTGAAAACATTTCAGATGCCCCTATCGCAACCGAAGCGGTAGAAGCGGCAAAGGCTGAGCCAGTGGCAGTAAGTGCAGCAACACCAGTTGCTTACACAAAGCCACGCTCACCAATCAATTCAAAAGCATCTTACCTAGAGCACTCAGTTCGTGCAGCACTAGGAAACGATGAGAGCAAGCAATACATCGCATTCGCTGCTGATGTAACAGATAACGCAGGTTTAATTCCTACACCTCAATCAACTGAGGTAATCAACGGCATCTCAAATGCAGATCGCCCATCTATCGAATCAGTATCTCGTGGAGCACTACCTCCAGCAGGTATGACTTTCGAAATTCCTAAAATCACAGTTGCACCAACAGTTGCAATTGCTGCTGAAGCAGGAACTCCATCAGAAACAGATCAGAATGCTGCTTTCATCTCAGTAGATGTAAAGAAGTTCATTGGACAACAAACATTCTCACTAGAATTGCTTGATCGTTCATCTCCAGCATTCTTTGCTGAGTTAGTTCGTCAAATGGAATACGCATACGCAAAAGCAACAGATAAGGCAGTTTCAGATGCACTTATCGCTGGTGGAACTGATGGTGGAAACCGCACAGTTTCAGCTGCTAACATCGCAGACTTCGTTGCAGATGGCGCAGTTTCTATTTACAAAAATACACTAGGTTTTGGTGAGAACATTATTGTTTCTCCAGAACAATGGGGTAACTTGATGGGCTTGGTTGATGGATCAAACCGCCCAGTATTCACACAAACAATTAATCCACAAAACGCAGGTGGAAATTTATCTGCAACTTCAGTTCGTGGAAATCTACTTGGACTAAACCTTCGTGTAGATCGTCAATTAACAACAGGATCAGGCGTTGGCGACAACACAATGATCATTGTTAACCCAGCTGCATACACATGGTATGAATCAGCACGCCTACAACTACAAACCAATTTAATCAGCACTGGTCAAGTGCAGGTTGGATATTATGGTTATGGTGCAGTAGCCACAAAACTAGGAGCGGGTGCATACCGCTGGATGGTTGCGTAGTTAGCAATTAGCAATTAGTGCCTGGTGGTGCTCCCGCTGCCAGGCATCCATTAATGGGAGTTAAGAGAGGAAGACATGCCAACAATAGTAACTGCGACCGAATTGCGTAATGTAATGGGTGGTGGTTTAGGCGTGTCTTCCGCTCTTTTTGATGATAATTATTTAAACGGCATCATAGATACCGCTGAAGGCGTAATCCTTCCTATGTTAGTATCATTTAAGAGCCCTATTCAAGAGGCTGAATTAAAAGACAATGTTGCAACTTTTACAACACTTGGCATTCATGAATTTACTGAAGGTCAATCAGTAGTCATCGCAGGATGTGGAACACCTTACAATGGAACACGCACTATCTTGGCAGATAATCTTGGACAATATACATTCTCATGCGCCATTACAAACGCAGATGTGGCG